AAATTTGCTGCTCTGATGTTTAAGGCGGGGTTCACAGAGTGCCAACAAGAGATGTCAAGGCTGATGAAACTGGCAGCGTTCAACGGAGTGGTGCAGAGGAAGTAAAAAAACGATCCCAACTCAGTTGCCGCTGCGAGTAGACTCTACGCAGCGAAAGAAATCCTTGAAGTGGCGGAAGCGCATGGCTAGCGAGTACGAGGCGGAAAACACGGGCACGGTGATTGGCGCGGACACTGGCGGCGCGGCGGGATCGGGCGCGGATGCGCTGATGCCGGTGGGCCAGCGGGAGATTGGCGAGATTCGGCGCGAGGATGTGGAGGTCTCAGAGGACGGCAAAGCCGAGCCGGTCTTCAGCGACGACGCCGTCGCGGAGCTGGTGTGGCGGAACTATCAGAACTCGAAGACCTACCTGGAACAGAACTCCTGGCTGCTGGACTGGCAGGCGGTGGACTACTACTACCAGAACCAGAACAATGACCGCTGGATGCGGCCGGCGGACGGGCGGCCGGTTAGGATTGCCCGCTACATCATCGCAAAAAACACGATGACGATGGACAATCAAGTCCATCGCGGTATCTGGGGGAACCAGAAGCCCTTTGCGCTGCAACCGGAGGGCGGCACCAGCGAACTGCTGATGGAGGCGTGGACTCAGTTGCTGTGGACGCTGATGAAGCGCGCTAAGACGGAGTACAACTTTGGGCTGGCGGGCGAGCAGTCGCGGCTGTTTGGGACCGGCATCTTGCAGGCGGGATGGGAAGAACGCACAGTCGTCAAGAAACGGCGCAAGCGGAAGACGCCAGAACCCACGGCGACACTGCCGATCGGCGGCGAGCAGAGCATTGCGACCGAGCAGAGCGACGACTTCAAAATAGAGAAAGAGGAAGTGAAGGAATGCTGGCCCTTTTTGAACTTTCGGCGATTGGGATTTACTTTCTTCGACGAGAACTGGTCTACGCCAAACGCTCCCGAAGAGAGTGCGAGCTATGTGATCGACTGCGATTTCGTGGATTTCCAGGACTTGCAGCAGTTGCGGGCGCTGGACTGCTACAAGCAGATTCCCGACGACGAGACGCTGATCAACTATTTCATCCAGAATCCCATGACGGGAACGGCGGCGCCCTCGACTGTGGCTGAAGGGTTGGCGGACAGCCAGAGCAGCCTGGCGATGCACGCGGCGGGCGAGTGGAAGAATCGCGGTGTGAATCCCTTTGAGACGAAGCTGATGCTGCTGACCATGTGGACCGGCGAGCGGGCACAGGCGATTCTATGCTACGACGGGCGCAAGCTGACCATCCGCAACGATGAGCACGACATGGGCGATCATGCGCTGCACTACACCTTCAACTGGTGGAACGTGCCGAACTCGGGCTACGGGATGGGCATCGGCAAGCTCAACATGGACGATCAGCGCATGGAAACCGGCGTACTGAACGAAGTGTTGAAGATGATTGGGATGTGGTTCAATACGCCGCTGCTGATCAGGAGGGGGGAGAATCCGCCGACGCAGAACATTGTGGCCGGGCTGGGAACCTTCATGCAGGTTGATCCGGGGCCGGATGGTGATGTTCGGAAGGCGGCGACGTATCTGGAGAAGCCGCAGATTCCTGCCGAGGCGTGGAAGCTGATGGACATGGCGCTGCACGGCGGCGAGGATCTGGTGGGCGCGAACTCGACGACGGTGCAGGGGAATCTGGGCAAACCGGGCAGCAGTGCCATGCGGACGGCGACGGGCGTGAACCGAGTTGGCGGCAAGGCGGACGAGAGCGTGGCCAAGCCGGTGCTGTACGAGAGTTGGGCGCTGGAGCGCTGGGTGTATTTCCTGATCGACATGGTGCGGTTGAAGATGCCGCTGGAGGAGATCCGGCAGATTCTGCGGAAGAAGTACAGCGACGCGATCATCAAGAGCATCGACTTTGACGCGTTTTTGAATGCGGAGTTTACGGTGGACGTGCTGGCCGGGCAGCGGATGATGGCCAAGCAGGCGATCCAGCAGTTGATTCCGTTCATTCTGCAAATCTTGCAGCAGCCGCAGATTCAGAACTTCTATAACCAGATCGGCATGGTGCTGGACTATCAGGCGCTGTTTGGAATCCTGATCCGCATGAGCGAGCTGGACGGCAATATCGATAACATCTTCCGCGCGATGACGCCGAAGGAGCGGGTGATGTTCAAGCAGAACAATCCCGGCGCGCAGAAGGTGCAGGGGCAGCTCGCGGTGGAGCAGGTGCGCGGGCAGAACAAGTTGCAGGAGACCCAGGCGAAGGGCCAAGTGGACATGACCACCAAGTTGGCGACCATCGCGGCGGAACACGCGGCGGGCAGCGTGCCGCTGGAGCGGGCCGAGGGGTTGCTGGAACGGAAGACGGACGAGCACGAGCTGGAGCAGGGCGTGCCGGGGATGAATGGATAGGGGGATCGGGGATGAAGGAAATTAGGATTTGGCATTTGAAATGGGGAAGAATTTCGAGCGGGACAGCTATCATCGGAGCTAATTCATTTGACGCCGCGATAGATTTGGCGATGGGGATCATACGCGAGCAAAAACCAGACTGGAATGCAACTAAAGAAGACATTATTTCGCTTACGCGAACCGATGACTTTCTTTACATCGGGAACGAGGCCACTGATGCCGCGTCTTGAGGACTTCCAAAACGGGGTGCCGCTGAACGAGGAGTTGCGGCGGATCAGGGCCGGGGTGATGGACGAGCCAGCGGCGGCGGAGACTGCCGAGGCGTGGAGTCCGGACAATGTGGACCGGCCGCTGACGGACGCCGAGCGCGAGGATCTGGCGCGGCTGACGATGGAGCCGGGCTGGCGGGTGCTGAAGCGGCTGCGAACAAGGACTTTACATCGGATGGAGCAGGCGAGTATTATCGCTTCGAAGAGCAACCCTCTGGCGCGAGAACGGGAAATTGCGCTGGGATGGGCGAATCTGGCGATGTTTCAGGAGCAGATGAGGCTGGACCAGGCGGCGGTGGATGGGGAAATAAGAAAGCTCAAGGAACAGGAATAAACTGATGCAGGCTTATTGGACAACGACGAAGACGGATGGGACGCCAATCACCGACGGGCGACTGTGCCGGGTGGTGGACCCGGAGGACGGTTCAACGCCGATCCGAGTGTATGGGCGCACCGAGGCAGAAATCTTCAGCAAGATCGAGCGCACCATGATGACGGCGCAATCGACGCTGAGCCAGGTGCGCGGCAATGGCAATGGAAACGGGCACGGCGGGGCACAGGGGAATAATGGGAGGGGTGCTGCGCCTCCCCCTCCCAGTCAGCCGAACCCGGCGATCTTGAGTCCTGACGAGACCATGCGGCTGACGCAAGATTTGCAGAACCCGGCCAAGAGCGCGGACGCGGCCTATCGGCTGGCGGAGAGTGAGCGGGCCAAGCGCACCGATGCGCAGGAAAGCTACCTGGCGATCTGCCGGCAGTGGAGCACGCAGCATCCTGAATTTTACGGGCACCAGCTCAACCGCAACTTGTTGATCACATCGGCGCTGCTGTCGGTGGGCAACGATATTGCGCGGATTACGCTGGAAGTGCTCGACAATACCTACCGATACCTTGAAGGACGCGGCGACCTCCTGACGGAGAGCGACGTTACGCCCAGGGAACCGGCGAACGAAACCCATCAACCCTCAACAGCGCAGCCAGGCGGAAGCCTGGAAGTTGTACCGGCGAGGCCAAGAAACGGCGTTGTGAGCGCGAGCAGCCACAGAAGCAATCGGCTGGGCGCACCGCAGCAGCCACAATGGAAGCCGAAATACAGCCTTGAGGAGATCAGTAAGCTCACGACCAAGGAGACCGCGGCGCTGAATCAGCCGGGGCATCCGCGCCACAAAGAGTATGTGGAGGCGTGCGACTATTGGTACTCCGGAGCGCAGGCCACAGCCTGAGCGGGAGATGAACCATGAAGGAGCAAACGCAGTACAAGATTTCCCACGCTCTGGCGTGGGCGCTCACGACCGTGATGCAGATCATTGCAGCCGCCGCCGGAGCTATCGCGGTGACAGGGCATTTGATGTTTCAAATGGCTGCCCAGGCTGCGCATTGCTCCGTATTCTGCGACGGCGCCAGCCCAGCCAGCCAGCAGACCGGCAATATGCCGCAGGCTTCGCTGACGATTCACTACAACAAAGCCTTTATGAAGTGGCTGGCGGCCAACCTGTTCATGTACCGGATGTGCACGCATATGACGCAGCCGGCGAAGTCGGGCATGACCTTCCGCAACTTCATGCTGGCAGTGCTGGGCGCGAGTATGCCGCAGCAGACGCAGGGAACGATCGGCAGCCCGCTGACCGTCTCCTGCAACTTCCGCGACATCCAGCTGGGGCAGTGGGCTAACTATATCAACTTCTCGGATTTCACATTCATGACATCGATCAGCGATGACCTCATGAACTACCGGAAGATGCTGGCCTATGTGCTGGGGCAAACCTACGACGACCTGATCATGACGAACTTCGACTATCTGCGGACGCTGGACGCGAACACCACGAATCAGGATTCGACCGTGGGGCCGCTCTATGCCTTCACCAAGCAGATCATCGAGCAGATGCCCGCCAGCCTCTTCCAGGCCAAGGTGCTGCCGATGCCAGCGGGGGGGCGGTTTATCGGCAAGATTCTGCCCGCGTTCATCGGCGACATGACGGCGCTGGACAATACCAACAACAGCATCGTGGACATGCTGAAGCACACCGGCGAGGGCCAGACCAAGCTGGAGGAGCTGACCGACGAGGACGAGGGCGAAAAGAGCGTCGGCATTCTGCGGCTCTTTGGCGGCGACTGGTTCCCGAGCACCAACTGCACCGCAACGACCAACTGGCAGAGCAGCGGCTTAACCGGCTACTCGACCTACCTGGCCGGTGAAGACGCGATGGTGCGGGTGACTCTGGAATCTGCGCGGCACACCAACCCCGGAGTGAACTGGAAAAACCTGGACCTGTGGGCCGGCGAGTACGCGCGCAGCGCCTACGACGGAGCGGGCGTGATTGCGGCCGGGACCAGCTACAACATGATCAGCGGCATTGGACCGAGCCCGGATAACACCAGCCGCGCTAGGATTGCAATTGCTGTTCCTCAAACCACGTAAAGGAATCTCAAACAGGAGTCGGGAAGACAACGCGAGGATAGAGAGCATGCCTTAGCCGTCCCCTTCAAAACAGCGAAGGACAGGCGGGCACGGACTTCCAGCCTATGCCATAGCAAGCTGGACCTGTACGGTACGCGCTACCGAACGCAACATTGGCAAATCGCGTTGCCGCTTTTCCTGATTCCGCCACTGATGAAAGACTGGACGCTGAGAGCGCGGAGGGCGTCCAGAAAAATTGGAGCGAACCATGGCTGACCCTAAGAAACTGACCATCGAAGAGAAACAGGCGCTGCTGCTGGACGCGCAGCTCGAGCGCGAGCTGCTGATGCTGGACCGGACCAAGAA